CCACCTAAAACTTGAAGAACTATTTGTTCTCCTATAAAACCTGCTAGATTACCACCACCATTTAATATGGAGTTATTTAATCTACCAACTTCAATTGCTTTTTCTCTTGCTTTTACAAACATATCGTCTGTAACTTTTATTTCAATCAAGATTCATACCTTCCCAATTTGTAATTCAACTCACAAGTTATGACACCATGCCAACCTGTAAGTTTATTCTTTACAATATTAAGATGCCTTTGTAAATCTTCTACATCTCCATCCTCTTGCTTGGGTGGATTCTTAGCTATTAATATCATAAGATCTGCCTCTGCAGCTTTACCAGTCCTACTGCCTTCCATCATTGATTGATTAAGTAGAACCTTACCTTCTGCATCAGCAGACAGTTGAGACATATAAAACACTGCACACTCATGTTGCTTTGCTATCTGTCTCGCATGTATAGCATTTGCTTTCAGTGATTCATCTGCTCTTGCAAAGCCTTGTGTCCTTGCAAATTTATCTCCCATATCAAGCAGTACTACATCAGGTTTGTACGACTTACATACACTTTCAACCCAAGACATATCACGACCAGTAGCATCTTTGATTTTAATTTTATCTCTGATGGGAGCATATAGATCCCTAGCTTTAGATGGGTCTCTTTTAACTTGTTGCATTGTCATGCCAGTAGCTGCAGTTAGATATCTAGCACCAACTCTATGTGATCCTTCTTCATTACAAAGCACAATACAACTAGCACCTTGATGTGCCAAACCATTAGGTGATGCAATCATACTCGCATGAAAGGATGTCTTACCAGTATTAGGTCTAGCACCTATTTCAATTAAGTGTCCAGCATTTACACCACTAATCATTCTTGTAAGTGGAGGTATGTTGAAATGCCACCTAGCTTCAAGATCATTCTTAGCTAGTAATGTCTCAATACTTATATCATCCCATTCTACATTTAGATCCGGGGTGAAGTCATCATTGTATTGCTCAAGTAATAATCGCAATGGCTCAAGGCTAGTCTGTACTCCATTTACATAATCAAATCCTAGATTAGCCACATCTTCACCTATAACTTGTTGAAACAGTTTTGATAACACCTCTTGTGCTACATCATTGCCTAACGGTTGTTCTTTCTTAATTGTTTTAAATAATAATGAGTAGGCTTGTTTCTGTGCAGTTGTCATCGATGGATGACTAGTCATGAACAGTGCTTCTATTTCATCAGGTGTAACAGTTCTCTCGTATCTGTCCATTGCTGAATCTATGGATTGTTTAATCTTTCTTGAATCTTTACTAAACAATCGGTCTGGACATCTTGCTCCTTTATGATCATCATAAAATTGTTTGTCCATCAAACTTCTTAATAATGCTAATTCCATATTTTACTCCTTCGGGGTTAGGTTATATAAATTAGTTATGTCTTGTTTTCGTGAATATTTTAAATCATCAGTTAATCTTAATACCTTAATATGTTTTACATATCCTCTCAGTTCTTTTGCAAAAGAAAAAATCTTCGGCATAGCATCGGGGTCAAGTGCTATAATTATTGTAGAGAATCGTGAAAGAAAATCCTTATGTTCTTCCGAGAGTGAAGTACCAAGAATAGCAACCCCGACGAATGCATTACTACCAACAACGGCAGCACTAACACAATCCTCTACAACAACACCGACATTACCACTGCCATAGTAATAAGGCAAGGGGTTATTTCCGTATCGTTTCCACTTAGGTAGTCTTGATGTTAATGCTCTTCCAGTTGCATCTACAATTTTATCTTTCTGTTTCACAAGGAACACAACCCTATCTTCTTTTACATCGTAGTGTAAATCTAGTTTGTTAGGATCTAGATTCCATGTGTTACAGAAGTCAATTAGTTTTGATCTATTATTATGGGGGACAATATATTCGGGTAACACAAAGGTTGTGAGTGGAGGAGAGTCACTATCTTTCTGTGATTGATGCAGTCGAATATCATCAGCAGAGAGTTGTACCCTTGTGTTACCACTTATGTTACAAGAAACCTTGTAACAATTCCAAACTAACATTCCCATATTATTAGTAGCAGTAAATGTTTTATAACCATTACAAATGGGACAGTTAAGTCTCTTGGTATGCCCTATAGGTATATCTAAGTCTAACATATACCCCCGGACAACGTTAATGTCTTTTATCATAACTTTAAATATCCGTCAATTTTTTTCTTGCATCTAATGCAAAGTTAGCAGAAGTGAAAGTATTTTTCATGTAAGGCTTTACACTTTGAGGATTAGCATGTCCCGTTACAGACATGATATTACCCATCGATACTCCAGCATCTACCATTTCAGTTGTTCCTGTTCTTCTAAGATCAGATAATCTTAAATGTTCAGACAATCCTGCTTCATTCATTATCTGTCTACCTATGAAAGGTAGTTTAGTGAGCGAATAAGGCTTGTACAGACCCCTTCTTGGTTTAGGTCTAGGGGTAACATACCTCTGAAAGCCAAAGTCCTCTCGTTGCGACTTTAACATATCATTAAGATCATCAGCTATAGGAAGAAAAACTTCTGCTCTTCTTTTAGATTGAGTGATATGTGCTTTCTGATTATCCAAGTCTAAACTTTCCCATGTTAATGTTCTCATATCTCCTAATCTCTGACACCATTCATATGCCATGTGAACAATCAGACCTATACTTCTATATTTAAAATCAGAATAGGCATGATCTAAAAACTTTCTCACATCTTCTTTTTGCCAAACAACCTTTCTCTGTGGTGCAGTTCTCCTCTTCACATGAGAGAATGGATTAGTATGACAATACTCCATATGGATAGCATAATTAATTAATATCCTAGCTACAGACACAACATGATTTGCCATGTGTATGCCTTTTTCACACCATTTTTCGTAACACACTTTAGCATTCTTAGTAGTGATATCAGATAAGTTGATACTACCCAAATTGCGAGTAGTACCAACATTTGTATCCATAGCTACACTAAGAAAATACTTATATTGTGCTTTAGTTTCATCACGTAAGTTGTTGAAATCAAACGATAAATAGTATTCTTGTAGTAACTTATCTGTTTTCATTATGCTGCCAACAATTGTTTAAATTGTGGTGAATTGATCCACTTGGCAACCTCTTGCTCTCTCTTCCACATGGTCTCGGCTTTAGTATCGTGACCAGTATTTCTAATGCCAAAACCATTGTGGTCATCAGCATAAGAAGAGTAGTTGGTGAAAGCAGAGTAAAGAGCAAACACATTCTTGCCTCTCTTAGCAATCTCTCTGTGTGCCAAGTCATACATCTTATCTACCATCTTTTCAGACTTGATGATGCTAGATAGGAATGTCTTGCCATCTATATTGAGAGGTGTGTCTGCCCACTTCTGCAACATCTCACAACGTAGCTCGAAGTTTGCCCTAGCTTTCTTGAGCTTACTAATAAAGTTACCATAGACAAAGCCTTTGGTATTCTTCATAATGATACTATTGAAGTCCCCAACGATCTGTCCGTTACTGCAATAGCTATCAATAGCTCCTGTATGAGCTTGATTAGAACAAGACCCATCAACACCATGCAATGCTACAATACGTTCATTGATAACTGTTCTATGCTTGTTCGTAATTACCTCATGCTCCACGTTAGGCAACGTGATATCTAAAAGACCAAAGGCATTATTCCTAGCAGTGGATATTTTAACCTTTGCATCCTTTAACTCATGAGGCATTCTATTGTCTTGTATCACTTGTTTGATCCCATTGAAAAACTGTGGGTGTGATGCACATTTAAAGCCATCGCCTACAATACCGATATAATCCCCAGTACTTTTGTTGATGACATACTTTTTGCCTTTCATCTTGGTCGGCTTGTAGCCTACTTTGAAGTCAAGGTCAGATCCCTCTATGTGAAATAAAGGGTTAGTTACAAAATCTAATGGCATGATATTTCTCCTTTCTCCATTGTTTGTAATTAAGATACTTTTATGGCTATGTATATGCATAGTCCAATGATTAATAATTTACCATAGTCGAGGTCAAACTTTGTACCCTCGCCATAGTTACCGTTAAAAAAATCTACTATTCTGTGAAACATTTTTACTCCTTATAAAAATTTGCTTAATAGATTACTTGCAACTGCTATTGCAGCACAAGCATAGATAAATATGATGACCCATTTTAGTACATGGTTTATTTGGTCATCTGCCATGTATACCCAATCGTGGTATTTCTTGTCATTCTTGTATGCCTTGATACCCGTGTAGTCGTAGTTCCATGCATCTCGCCTTGTATCTTTTTTCTTAATCATTTAGTAATCCCTTTCATCTAAATTAAAGTTACGTCTTAAATCCCACACACTCTGCTCTAAGTTTCTTAGGTCAGATAAGTATAAGTCTTGACACTCAAATAACATTTGCAATGCTGAACTTAGATGTTTCTCAGTTTCCTTAACTGCTTTCATCTGTTCCTCACTCATGCCTTGAATACCTTTTGCATTTCTAATTGAAAGTAATTCATATTCAG